CGAATCAGAGGAAAGTCAGATACTTTGCTTTTGAGGGACAGAATGACGAGGTTACGAAATGAGGAGAGCAGCAAGAGTTGATGCTACACAAGAAGCCATTGTCAGCGCACTAAGGGCAGCAGGGGCTTACGTATGGGTCATTGGTCTGCCAGTTGACCTTTTGGTTGGCTACAAAAACCACACGTTCTTGGTTGAGTGCAAATCAGGGCCTAGAAAGCGTTTAACGAAGCTACAAGCCGACTTTTTCGAGAATTGGTCAGGTAGTACCTTGGCAAGAATAGATTGCCCAGAAGCAGCACTAAGAATGATTGGAGTAGTTAAGTGAAAGCACCCTATAAAGCCATCGAATTTATCATTGAAAATTCATGCAAATATGCGGAAGCTAAAGCACAAAGAATTTACCTTGAGGAATTTCGCAAAACTAAGAAGGCTCTACTGATGAAGGATGCGTTAGCCAGAGGGATAGATTCTGCGGTTGCCCAAGAGCGTGAAGCCTATGCTCACATTGAGTATGCTGACTTGCTCAAAGGGCTGATGATTGCCATTGAGAAGGAAGAAACTTTAAAGTGGATGCTGACTGCTGCCCAGATGAAAGCTGATATTTGGAGAAGTGAGCAAGCTAGTGAGCGTCTTGGCGTAAAAACCACAGAGTAGGGAAAATACTTAGATATATTTTTCAACAAAGTGTTGAGAAAACTATACAATCACAGACAGCCCAAGCAATTCGCAAGGGTACTTTTAAGGGTACAAAATGAAATACGAATTTGACACAACAACTGGTGAAGGCTCTGTAATCGTTACTGTCGTGATGGAATACGAGCGTGACGAAGAAGGTACTTACAACGAGAACATTGATGAAGTCTGGTTTGAAGGTAAGAATGTCATGGGCATCTTTACTGACCAGCAGTTTAAAGAGTTAGAGATTGAGGGCTGTATGCGTCTTGCAAAACACATCTTGGAACAAGCAGACGAAGCCAAAATAGCAGCTTATGAGTAAGACTTGGAAGTTAATTGTTATTTCACTAGCGACTTTTTGGTCGCTGGTGGTTTACTTCATAAGGGTTTGGTATGACACAAGAAGAAATCATTGAGATGGCTAGGCAGTCGGGGCTTATAGGTAAGCCAACCTACGCAGACGGTCTTGTAGCTTTTGCTAATTTAGTAGCGCAGAGAGAGCGTGACAGAATTTATGCAGAAGAACTTGAGTTACCTGAGCCAAGGTTAACTGGAAAGTTTTCACTCACTGCGGGGCTGTTTAAATGTTCGGGTTGCACCGGCACTTGGATTAACCGTAAAACCGCCCAACAACATTCATGCAAGGACTACCAATGACTAAAGAAGAATTACTTGACCACTTGGCACTGGAAGTGTTGAAGGTTTCCCCGCAATCTGCCCGTGATGCGTACCGTGTCGCAGAAGACATGATAGAGCGCAGGCAACAAATTTTAGATACATGGGCTTTGCGTGAGGCTGTGGTTGACGATGCAATTGAAAAGCTTAACTTGACTGTGCGGTCTGAGCATTGCCTTAAAGCCGAAGAAATTTACACAATCACGCAGTTGACTGGATGCACCGAGCAACGCTTGCTAAAGACTCCAAACTTAGGGCGCAAAAGCCTTAGAGAAATCATCGAGCGTTTAAATGAGCGTGGCTTGAAGTTAAGGGGGCAAGCATGACACAAGATGAAATCATTGAGATGGCTAGACAAGTTATTGATTTGGATACAGACAAACGAGGGCGTAACACCTTTTTGTGTGACGAATATGGACTTGAAGCCTTTGCCAATCTAGTAGCACAGCATGAGCGTGAGGCGTGTGCAAATATATGTGAAGCGCTTGAATTACCTGAGTGGCCTAACAAAGTGCGTCAGCCATTAGCGCAAGCCATCCGAGCAAGGGGACAAGCATGAACATAACCATCTATACCAAGACAAATTGTCCTAACTGCAAAACAGCCAAAGATTTGTTGGTCAGTAAAGGTTTGGTTTACAAAGAAGTTGACATTGAAGTTGGACACAGGTTTGCTAACTTTGTAGCTAATTACCCAGATGCTAAGCAAATGCCACAAATATTCATTGGTGACCAAAGAGTAGGCGGTTTAGCAGGGTTACAGGCTGCTTTGAAAAAGATAGAGCAAAAGAATGAACAACAGACCCAATAACAGGGAACGACTCCACTTGGCAAAGATAAAAGAAATGCCTTGTGGGGTTTGCAATGCTTCTGGGCCAAGCGATGCACACCATATTGTTCAGCATAATCAATACTTATGTATTCCTTTATGCAAGGATTGCCATCAGGGTAGCTTTAACGGAATACACGGACAGGCTAGGATTTGGAAGGTTATGAAGCTAGATGAGATGGATGTTTTAAATTTAACGCTTGCAAATCTTTTCAGATAGCGCACAATGGACACACTCAGTTGCCATTGAGACTTTAGAGGGACTTGTTCCCTCTTTTTTTTTGTGAGATAATAAATAAACTCCATAGGGATAACCATGTCTGGTTTACTTGAGCCATCCGTAAAAATTGAGATTGAGATACAAAGCCAAGAGAAAAAAGGCGAAGCGTGTCCAGTTGCCACAGGTGACGTAGAAGTCAATCTTGAGTGTCGCCAGAAAGCCATCGACAAGGCGAACTATGGCCCGATGAATCCCAATGAGCCAAACGCTGATTATTGGCGTGATATTTCAAAGGCTTGGAGAATCTCACCTGTACAGGCTAAAAAGTCTCGTTGCGGAAACTGCGCTGCCTTTATCCAAACCCCTAAGATGCTTGCTTGCATTGAATCTGGTCTTGAGATGAACGGAACAGAGATGGATGCTTGGGAAGTCATTGATGCTGGCGACTTAGGCTATTGCGAAGTGTTTGATTTTAAGTGTGCTTCCAAGAGGACTTGTGAGGCATGGATTAGTGGTGGGCCAATAACCGAGGATGAATATGATGGGAACGACAAATCAGCAAGCGATGGAAATGATGCAGAAACTTATGCAGAAGAAGCCTAAACCCATGCCCGAGCGTGGTGAGCGTACTGCAAAGAACAAAGCAAAGAAGCCAAAAAAATGAAAATGACAAAAGCTGGTCAGAAGAAAGTTGGCAAGGTCATGGGTGAGTACAAAGAAGGTACTCTGCACTCTGGTAAAGGCGGTAAAGTGGTTTCCAACCCTAAGCAAGCAGTTGCCATTGCCCTTAGTTCTGCTAAAAAAGTAATGAAGAAAAAAGGCAAGTGATATACTAACTCTACTCGTTGTGAGTAGATACTAACTTGACCAACCCTAGAGGAGTCAAACAAAATGAATAAATTAGAGGCGGGATATTCCGAGAACTTAACCAATAAGGGCAGAGGAAGACCCAAAGGGGCGGTTAATCGTGTCACTAGCGAGTTCAGAGAGACAGTTAAGTGTCTACTAGAGGATAACGCTGATAACGTCTCTAAGTGGCTTACATTGGTTGCGGAGGGTGATGAACTTAAAGAGATTCGCCCAGACCCTTACAAAGCATTAGATATGTTGGCTAAGTTGGCTGAATACGCCACACCTAAACTTGCAAGAACAGAGTTAACAGGTAGCGACAACAAACCCATTGAGATTAGCGTTACATGGGCGAAGTAATTGAAATTCCCTATAAGCCAAGGGAACACCAACTAAAGGTTCACGAGTTACTGGAAGGCAAACGCTTTGCAGTAGTAGTTGCACATCGAAGGTTTGGTAAGACTGTTGCAGCACTTAACCACTTAATCCGTGAGGCGGTGCTAAACGAGAAAGAAACACCTAGATACGCTTACATTGCGCCTACCTATGGACAAGCAAAGCGTGTAGCTTGGGACTATCTTGTTAAATACACTACACCGCTAGGCGGTACTAATAACATCTCAGAGTTACGAGTTGACTTCTGGGGTAGGCGTATTCAACTATATGGCTCAGACAATCCTGATTCCCTGCGAGGTCAATACTTTGATGGGGTAATCATTGATGAGGTGGGTGACCAGAATCCTAAGATATGGACAGACATTGTTAGACCAGCCCTGACAGACAGAAAAGGATGGTGCTTATTCATTGGTACGCCCAAAGGACACAACCACTTCAAAGAACTGCGAGACAGGGCAGAGAAAGAGGATGGATGGGGATTGCTAGAGTTCAAAGCCTCTGAGACAGGGGTAGTAGATGAGACAGAACTAAAGGCTGCTAAGAATGAGATGGGTGAGGATAAGTACCGCCAAGAGTTTGAGTGTAGCTTTGATGCTGCTGTAGAAGGCTCTTACTACGGAACTATCCTCAATGAACTGGAAGACAAGAAGCATATGCAAGAGATTCCCAGAGAGGAACTAAGCAGGACATTTACTGCTTGGGACTTGGGTATGGGTGACTCTACGTCTATCTGGGTGGCTCAGTTGGTG